GACTGAACATTCCTTTATAGCTTGAACCAAAACCAAGATTTCCTTTCTTTCTAAGTTTCTCCATTTGACTAATCGTTTCTAATCCTGCTTCAAGGGGCGCAACATTTTTCTGATAATTTTCTATATCTTTAGAATGTTTTCCAGCTAATTCAGCGGCTTTTTCTTCTCTTCTTAGTCGAGATTTTTCTTGTTCTAATTGCATTTGTTGTCCAAATTCTCTTTCACCTTTTCCTTTTCCAAATTGATCTTGAAAAGCAAATTCTATAGCTTTTTTTCTAGATTCTGGGGGTAATCCTGAAAGATCAATACCTAATCTTTTTCCAGCTTCTAATTCGGCCATTTCTTGTTGTTGTTGCAATTTTTGCTGTTCTTTTTGCTGAGCAAATTGAGAAGCCATTTGGATAAATTGATCGAATTTATCGCTTTTTGTAGGTCCTTGCCTTTCAGGGGCAGCTATAACTTGTACCATATTTCCTCCTAATCAAACATACTACCTAATGAACTACCCATTTGAGCTCCTTGCATCGCTCCTACTGGACCTCCTGCAAATGCACCACCGATAGCTCCTATGCCCCCACCGATATATTTACCCCAGGGGGTTTTTTCTTTTTTCTGTTTTTCATATAAAAATCTTTCATAAGGATTTTGAGATAAAAGATTTGAACTTAATCCCATAAGATCCATAATTGCTTGTCTTTGAAGGTCTTGTCTTTTCGATGCTAAATCTTGAGCAAGACTTGAGCCTGCTTGAGTCATTGTATTTTGGAATCCACTTGAGTTTCTAGCACCCATGCCCATACCACTAAATCTTGAAGAAAGTCCGCCTTGGAGTTCACCAAATTGTCGTAGAGCCGGAGCTTCCATTTGTTGAAACATAGATTCATCGCCCCCGGCTAGTCTAGAAAGAAAACTTCCAGGCCCAACATTTGAAAACATCTGCTGAAATAGTTGCATCTGTTCAGGAGTGAATTGCTGCAACTGCCCGGCTTTATATCCTTTCGGGATAATGTCTCCTGAAAAGTTACCAGTAGCACCTTTAGAACCTGTTAATGAAGTCATATTAACCTCTCTTTAAGGATTCGACATCCATTCTAGGACTATCGTTCCTCTTGTTAATGCGGGGGCTCCTCCCCCACTCAAAAAAGTAATTTGGGTCGGGGTGATATAAAAGGATATCTGCCCGGCTATCGCTACATTGGATCCAAAAATAATCCCATACCAGTTTGTACCATCCGTAAACACTCCCCAGCAGTGTGTAAACTGATCAATATTTGTTACTGTTATTCCGTGGTTTATTGCTGCGGTACTTGTGAAATTATATACTTGTCTTTGCGTTTGCTGCTTTTGAAAGCCTGTTTTATACCATGCTTCACCTGTCACCACACTACGTGCAACCGGGAATATCCCCACTGTACGTGAATTTACTGCATTCGCGATATCTATATAAGCACGATCTACTTCCACTGAAAGTTGATGGAGTTCTTCTGGAAATTCTCTCGAATTTCTAAGATATACAACCTGGTTAGCAACATTAGAACTCATACGAGCTCCTGGCTTTGATAGAGATCCAAAATAAATCCATGTAATTCAATCTCAGCAAATTGGTTATTAAATCCAGTGCTTTGGGCAATTCCTCCTTCGGTATAGGCAGTAAACCCAGTAGCATCAACATCAATCGTAATTTCAGTAGAAGTAGATGAAATAACAAAGTAAGTATTTCCATTGAGTTCTGTCATTCCTTCGACTTCATTAATTTGAATCAAAGTTCCTGCTGGAAACTGGCCCGCGCATGTGAGTACACAAGGGTCTGCTTGGGTGGCTCCTGTTATTTCAAATTCATCTCCAACGGCATCTAAAGCGAACATCTGTTCATCTGACATAGTAAACCCTAGCTGAATAGTGTCTCCTATTAGTGAAGTATTTAATCTATGCCATATTTGAGCCTGTTGAGTAGATGTAGGAGTCATTAGATTAGTATTCGCTGGCGTTAGACCTAAATTTGTGCTTTCAGGTGCTGTGTAAAGGACGGTGCTATAGATGAGAGATTCGTTCACGCTGCCAAATTCAGGAACAATAGGACCTTCGTTATATGAGCTTGCGCCGTTTTGAGAAAGGAATATTAATAATGCAATTTGTCCAAGAGGTGTCTTAGTTAATAGGTATTTTTGAGCGCCAATCCGCGTCTTTTTAGAAAGATCCCATCCTGTCGGAAATTGTTTGGTTTGGATGAAAGGAACATACATTCTCTTGATGACGCCTCCGCCAAGATATGTTCCTGAATTTACTGAAGGGTTGATAGTAAAGGTGTTTTGGGTCACAGTTGAAATCTTAAAGATCTTTCCATTAACTTCCTGATCAAGTGTTCCATTAACACCAGATATTACAATGAAATCGCCTTGGTTTAGACAATGATCGGGTGAAGTAATAGTTGTACCCGTCATATCCTGAATAGAAAGAGAATTACCTTCGTTAGTTCCCTCTTCTCTAAAAAGGACAAACCCTTGCTGGTTTCCACCTATGATTTCAGGTTGAAGCAGTGTTGACTCCCCTGCATCCCATGGATCATTCCATGACGACCATGTAGGATAGATTTCTCCTATGGTTGCCCAGGTATATCCTGTTCTTCTTCTAAAATTTCCATAGGTTGTGAAAGCTTCATTGAAAATTCCCCAGGTATTGTCCCTATAGTTGTAAAATAGAGTTTGATCAGGGAAGAAATTGGTGATGCTGTTAGATTGATAAGTAAAAAAGCACCATTCGTTGATGAAGTCCCTTATAGCTGTCATGCGCTCATTTCCGTTATTTTCCAAATCCACCTGAAAGACCTGATCAGGGATATCTAAATCGACTCTTTGGGTTTGGGTTTGGCTGGAAATGACAAATCCCCTATTACCGAAAGCCATGACGCCTTGGTCAAAGTCAATGGAAGAAAATGTGCTAGCTGTGCCAAGTTCGGAATTAATCTGAAAGAAATTGAAAGGCACAATGTCATTACCCGTATAAATAAGCCGGGTATGGAGAGTTTCAAAACCGCAAATAAGAACATCTTCATTTGCTTCTACTGTATTTAATCTTTGACTTATACCGGCTGTGATAAATCCCCCATAACCAGTGAGATCGGACCAATAGGAATTAGGAGCGGCTGTTTGGTTGGCAGGAACAAGAAGAGCATTAAATTGAGTAGTTGCAAGGGTTGCATTTCCAGTGAAAGAGGCTGTATAGTAGGCCGTTCCGTTTTGGCTATAGATGACTGTATCTTGAAGATAGACTTGGCTTCCTGCGGAAGATGTTTGTACTACAGGACCAAAGAAAAGAAGTCGGTCCTTATAAGGAACAATCATCCTAGCACCAACAAGATAATATTGAGCTAAAGGCAGTTTAGCTATCGAATAAGGTAAGTTAGAAAGAGGAGGCATGAAGTTTACCCATCCCTTTCCAGTAACAAACGTTGGAGAGGTCGGATTACCATTGGTAGGATCCCCATCATACCATCTAATGCAATCAACAGTAGTATCGGATCGATTGGTTAAGTATTGAGCTAATCCAGTGGCTGTAGCACCACCTGCGCCCGTAAATGTTGCATTAGGAAAACGCACGGTAACATTATTAGGATCAACGACCACCGTCACATATCCGGTTTGCATATTGAGGCCATCAACAACAGCAGTATTGAACTCATTGAAGAAAAGGAAATCTCCAACAACAAGCCCATGGTTTGCGATGGTAAAAGTAGCTGAAATGTCTGGTCCGCCAGCAACAAATGTAATATTGGTCACAAGCTTATATTGCATTCCAACATTTGTGATTGTGAAAGGAATCTCAATCCCATTAGTTGCCCAGAAAGCGCCCTGATAATTTGTAGACCAAAATTGCTGATAATCTTCTCCGTTCCACCAAAGGGCAGTCCAATTTGTTTTCTGAATATATCCTGGATATCCAGTAGTACCTGTAGCTATATTCTTATAAAAACTTACATCGTAAATAGGATAAGGATTTGTTGTGCTTATATTATAAGCATATGTTGTATCAAAGGCGAGTGTCCCAGGATTTTCATTAGGATTCAGCTCTAGGTCCTCTAGACCCATTACGGGAAGTCTTGGATTATATAGAAAGGTTGCGTTAGCTACTCCTCCAGCCCTTAATGGAATTGATATTGCTCCTGTTGAATAATTAATTGTACCCTTAGGCTGTAAGAACCCATCAAGGTACAGCTGAGCATTATTGGGCAGTCCTGTATTCGGGTCTATATCCGTATAATGAAAGGCACCTATTGGAAAAGTTAAAGAAATAGTTCCAATTACAATTGTAGCATTAGTCTCTAGTCCAAAATTCGTTATAATATTACCATCACCATTACCATCTAAAGTTATGGTTGCAGTAGATCCATAAGTAGTATTTGTAGAATCAAAAAACCTTTGAAGACGACCTAAAAGAGATGTGCCCCGCTTTCTTTTGACTCTTCCTCTCCATTGGTATGCATTGATTAAAGTAGGAAACGAATCGTTATCTATATTGAATGGGAGAACATTTGTCTTTAACCCTTTATGAAATGGTCCAACAACTAATTTAGAAGTCATTAAATACCTATGGCCATCCAAAAAAATCCACGATAATCACCACTATTTGAACTAAATAACCAATTAAATCCTGTATTTGTTAAATCGAATCCTCCACCAGTGGTTTCTACGCCTACTGAAGCTGCTCCAGAAGGTGTATTAGTCCTAAAAAGTGGCGTTGTTGTTATTGTATAACAAGTTGAAGGAAATGGTATTCCTTGTGAAACTGGGCCTCTATTTTTGAATGTCACAGTGCCAGAAGCAGTGCCAGAACTGAATGAACCGGAGGAAGCGGTTGTTACTTTTCCCCATTGGATCAAAACTCCACCAATCCATTGCCAACCATCTGTTTGTGATGAATTACCAGTCAATTGTGATACTCCCCCCCCTCCTGTTTTCGCAAACAATTGAGTATCTGCAGTCGCACCTGAAAAATTAGGTGTATAATTCAGAGGAAAAATTTGTTCTACCGTCGCAATCGTTGCAGGGGCTCCTGTTCTTGCAACTGCGTTCCATGTGCCTTGACTAAACTGGTGTACAGTCTTGTGATAACCGCCATTATTTAGATTAAAATTTATATGATCAACAGCTAGCAAATTGTCAACCGCATTCGTATTCGTCTTCATATTCGGCTGATCAACCGAAGGGTTGTTTGGGGCATCTGGTATGTCTCTGTTATATGTCTGAAAACTCATATTTCTCCTTTAGTTGCCAAATGAGCCTTGATTAAATCCTGTTTGAAGTGTAGGACCAGAGAATATCGTCGGCGTTCTTGTCGCTGTAAATTGTCTCTGGCTACGCTTCCAAACAAGCATTTCTTGTTCTTTGAATAAGGGTTCATAAAAATTAAATTGTTCCATATCTCCCGTATCTGCAAGGATCTTGCGAGCAGCACCACGGGCAATGTATTCACACATATAACCGAATGTTACGGCAGCAGCAGATGAAAGATAAGCAGCAGGTGTTAGATAAGCATCCAATTCAACGACATAAGGTTTATCTGGTGGAGACCTTAAAACCAGCGTATTATTGTAATACAGGATTGATCTTGGTAATCCAGACTGGAAGAAATAACATTGTGCGGTGATATTGGCTCCATCTGGTACAACTCCCGGAAATATAAGATTGGATACCTCTCCAGTTAGATAATTGATCATATTTCGTGTGCTAGAGGCAGTTCCTCCCGCTGAATAAGCAGTAAAACCGGTAGAATCGACATCTATCGTAACCGTGGTTGCTCCTACTGCGACAACAGTAAAGAACCTATCATTTAACTCTGTCATTCCCACAACGTCGGTAATAAGGATTTGTTCACCCACTAAGAATGAAGAAGTACATGTCAAAACGCATTGAGTAGCTTGGGTAGCACCTGTTATTGCAAAGGAGAGTAAGTATTCTGATAAGGGAGTATTTCCATTAGGAGCATTTCCTGGCTGCATTAATAGGCCAAGATTAATGTTACTCTCGAGAAACTGGCCGCTATCTTGTACTGTGATGTTAGACCCATCAAAAGAAGTTGCTGTGATGAAAACTTGGGAATTTACACTTGTAACTGGAACATCTTCGATAAATGTATCACTTGCAGTGATCTCAGCAACTGATACTTGAGGAGGATCCTCATTTTGTCCTGTTGCTACAACCCCTGTAATATCAATATGTCCTCTTAAGATGCTTTGTATTGGAGGATTTAAAGGCGTTGAATTTGTTCCTGATAGAATAGGAATCTGAAGATTATAAGGTCCAGAGGTTCCATTACCCTGACCTAATATAAGAGGATTCTGAATCACATTAGGATAAAGGTTATAGAAGCTATTTCTTTCAGTAATAAACGGGACTTGCACGCCATTCACATAGGCAGGACCCATAAAACCCTGATAAACAGGGTAAAATGAAATATTTTGGCTTCCAGATTCAACTTGAATATCATAAAGGGGCATATTGTATTTATCTACCCCAGGGGTTGTTAGGAACTGGTACTTAGTCTTAAGATCAAACAACTGAATCCTTGCGTCAACATCCATGATCCAGAATCTATTCACATAATCGATCAATAGATCATCAGTTATTTGAGAATTCGAAGGACTTTTGATGATCCTTCGAATATACGTTAAAATGTCTTGTAATAGGTTCATTTATTCTCCTTAAAAACCACTAGCACCCATGAAGACAGATTTTCTAGAACTTACAGGACGAGCTTCAAGCCTTTGAATTGTGCTATCGACTGCCATTGATCCATAGTATTGACCCATGCCATCACTTGAGTTAACAGTATTCTGCATCTTGAGTCTGTGGTAGTTACAACGTGAGATCTGCTCAGCTAGATATCTTGGGCCCCAAATAGGTTTATTGGTAGGAACTTCCCATAATTCTGCAGGTAATCCTGGGTAAGGTTTTGTCCAAAGTTCGATGTTTTCGCCAATGATTTCATTGTTCTCGGCTATGAATTGGACATATTCTTTGGAGAAGTTGTACTTCTCTCTAAATCTTTCATTAAATTTCTCTCTAGAACCTATTGCTCTCTTAGGTTTTAGATAAATATCTTTTGATTTCTCAATCTCTGATTGAGATAGTTTGGTCTGCGGTTCCGTTTCTTGCTTAGGAGCCATATTCATGCGGTCTAAAGTCATCTCTTTAACTTCTGATTCAAATTTATCTATTTGTTGTTTAGCTTTTTCTAGTTCCATTTCTCCCGCTGAATTTACTTTTGGCTTTGCAGTCATGTTTATCCTATTCTGGTGATATGTTTATAAAGCTTCCAGGGATTGTTGTGCCTGTTGGGCTTCTTCCACTGGAATTATTTACTCCGCTATTTACATCTCCTATGGAGATTATTTGGGGCTGCGTAAAACTTCTTAAACGAAGCGATGCTATGCCTCCTGATGAATATGCAGTAAATGCACTGGAATCGACACCTAATGTGATGGTCGTTGCAGTGCAAGCCACTATGAGAAAGATGTTATTGTTCAGTTCGGTCATTCCGCCGACATCGGTAATTAAAACAGATTGACCGGGAACAAATGAATTATCGGCAGTAAGAACACATTGCGAGCTTTGAGTAGCATTAGTAATATCAGCAATGAAGGGATCGGTAATGAAGGGATCATAATTCCTTGAGTCAATGTTTACTTCGACTTGATCATCAGCTGGAATAGAAGTAATCAAAGCTTGCTGACCATTGATTTGCGACATACCATAAGAAACCGGAATTAAAATCCTAACTTGCTGATTGACAACATAATCTTGCTCTTCGGTCGTCGTGATCAATGTTGTCTGACCTTTTGTGATATCGCTTATTACAAAACGCCTAGGCTGATAATAATCCGCCTGGATGGGAACATTCGCATAAGCCGGTATGGGATATGAAATTACTGTCATTTTATCCTTAAGAGGGGGCATTAACCCCCTCTAGCTATTGTTATGGAATAGACATATCGTGAAGATAAGCTCTCCAGTAAATCACATCGTTGGCATCTCCAACTAAAACGCCACTTGTTACAGTGGTTCCTACACCAGCTCCAATTACGAAACCTTGGCTTGTATTATTCACAAATGCGCCTAATACAGCAGGTCCGTTAATGGTGCTTACATAGCTTGCGCTTGTAGATCCGCTTGGGAAAGTGTAAGGAGAAGGATAAAGAGGCAGGTTGGTGCCTGTTTGTCTTCCGCCAGTATTTACATCGCCAACAGCAATCATTTGCGGGAACGAAGTTCCGGACAAATCACTGACTTCAACGTTATTTGTAAATGCTGTGTAGTTAGTTGAATTGATGCTTACAACAACAGTATTATAATCCGTTACAGAAACAACATATCCATAGACTGGGGATCCTGGAGTTGTTGAATTTGGTAAGGAATTAAGTTCGACTGTGCTGTAATCCGCAGGTATTCTGAATGCAACTTCTTGACCAACAACTAAGTTATGAGCTGTAGTTGTGTCAATAGTTGTTGTTGTGCCAGTTGTGATAGCACTAATAACAGAAACGCCTGGGAAATAAAGATATGGATACAATACTTTCTTTACAAAAGCCCCGCTTGGAGAACCAGCCAAAGCAGTATAATTACTTTGGTTAGTATTCCATGGGATTGAAAATGTGTTAGCATTTATTCTTGTAACAGTAAATGGGATACCGTCTATCTGAGGCATACCGGTTGTGGCGGATTGATAGAGTCCTGTGAAGACAACTACATCGCCTGTTTGGTAACCGTGGCCTGTGACTTCAACAACAGCTGGGTCAGCTTTGGTAAGACTAACTACTTGCTGTCTAGCTCCATATTGGAGAGCTTGGCCAGCAGTAAAGGTACTAATACCATTAGTTGTAACTGTATCATATACTAAAGCAGAAGCTGCTGTATAAGCTTCAACTACAGCAAAGCCTTGTCCCATATTTGCATCCCATTTTGCTGAAAGAACTTGGCTAGCAGCAGCACCAGCATTTGCGTTTGTATAGTTTACAAACTCAACATAATCTGGAACGAAAGGGAGGTTAATAACTTGGGCAAAACCTGTAGAGGTAAATTTACCCTTTGCCATTCTCGAATATTCAGTCATATTATACCCCCAATACGTTTAAACGTGTGCAAAGAAGGTTTCTAATGGCTGTATCTTGAGTGATGGCTTGCGCTTGGGCAAACTTAACAGCAAGAGTAGCATTCTGAGCTAGCATACCAGAGTAGTATGGATCACGATAAATTAGGTTCATCGAGTAACCATCTTGGTCGATATGCGTAATAGCTTGTTTACCTAATACAGTATTGTAGTAAACATCGGCACCAAGGTCAGAAGCAAGTCTAGCGACTGGAGCTTCGGAGCTTGTTAAGATCCTGATGTTGAATACAGAACCATATTCAGCAGGTAAAGCAGAAGTATTTGTAGGATAGTTCCACTGAGAGATAAATCCTGTTGTTGTCATTCCGTCAAAGTCGGATTGCAACTCTGTTGAGCTCAACATAAAGTAAGCTGAACGGACAGGACCAGTACCGAATCTATCCATCCCCTCGATACCGCTCATAAACTTATAAGCATTATTAGTATCAAGAGTAGTAGCAACCAAGCTAAAGTCAGTAGAGGCAAGGTTTGCTGGATTATCACCATTGCTACCGCCTCCAGCCATGATCTGGCTAGCAGCAGAAACGATGTAATCTCTTAAGATTAAATCTTCTGCTTGACGCATCGCAACAGCTAAACGCTCAGAAACCCAAGCGAGTACGCCTTCTTGGTCTTGCAAAATAACTTGTTCGTTGATGATACAGCCAGTTCCGAAGAATGCCATCTGAGCATCAATGATATCTCTTTGCGGCACTTGTGCGGGAGGATCTATCCCGGCGTTACCCAACTGTACAGTTGGTGGTGTTAATGCGCGTGGGCGCATAAAACGGCATGTGGTACCTCCATGCGTGGGCATGGAAATTTTATCACAAACCGTGATGTAATTCATTGTGGGAGTAGGGACATAGAGCATAGCAGGCGCTAAACTCTGCAAAATCATTGGCCCCAAATTACCCGTAGTCGTAATTGACATAGCAACCTTAAGTTGTATGTTAATATTGACATGACGATCGGTAGACGAGCCTTATTACGTCAGTTCTCGATCACATCGGATTTGTGGTTGCGGGCCACTGTACGCTGATGCATTTTAACGCTATGCTAGCGAAACCTCAAAATATGAACTTATCATGCTTTATTTCAAGCAAATTTATATTCTTAACTTACTTTTTAATTCCTGCATCTTTTGATAAGCATTTTTCTGACCAGCAGTGCTGAAGTCTCCAACTGTTGAATAAGGAGCATTGGCAACTCCTGAAGGTTGGTAATAAGGAGATCTTCGGTTAGCATCGATCTTTTCTTGGATAGAGGGTTCTTTAATGGCGGGTTTATGTAGGCCTAAAGCTTTAATGTTTTTATAGACTAGCTTTTGACGATCGAAACCTTCCGGCATCTTAAGAATAGTTTCAGCAAGTTCGGGATCTGTCTCATAGAGTTTATTGGCATGTTGCATGATGTCATAGAAATCTTTGTTGCTTTCTAGCCAAAGTTCTTGCTTAAGCTCATCTTTGGCTTTCTGCTTTGCGAGTTCCATAGCTTTACTGATTTCACTCTTGGTAGATTGATCAAACTTATTAAGAGTTTTGGACAGTTTTTTGTGATCAACGTATGGTTCAGAATCATCTTCATCATCATGTGATTTTGAGGATAGTATTTCTTGAGCCCGTCTCTCGGCATCTTCTCTAGCTTGCCTTTCTTGCTCAAGTTGTTTTTGGTATTTCTGCTCAAGGGCACGGAAATTTAACTCTTTATCGCTTGGTTTATTTTCTGTGTTTTGATTTACTTCAGCTGACATGAAAATCCTTTCTCCGTAACGCAGGAGTGCGGCTTTGGATTTACCCATCGTTTAATAACTTAACGTTTTAAAGGCAAGTAAATGAAAGACAATGCAATAAATGTGATGAAGTTGAATGTTCTGGATTCACATGATAGACTGCTTGAATTAAAGAAATCAGAGGCGCAAACACTCGGACAAGGTGCCGAGGACTGCCTTAAGAAAAATCCATTGTCTCTAGCTTTACAAGAAAAATCCCCTTACATCTACATGTTTGCTCATCCAAGAACTGAAGCAGATGGGAATACAAAGAAGATGTTTTGGCAGCCAAGATTAACAAAACCACAAGCGCAAACCAATTCATACCTATTTAGAGCTATTTCAAAGTCGGATTCTATTGAAATTTGTTGGATGTTACCCTCAAGAGAAACGTGGGGACAGCATAAGAAAGGAAATATCGCAGAAAACGAGCTCGTAGAATGGTCTATAAACATGTTCTTAAATAAGAAAAAAGAGTTAGAAGAACCCCATCCTGACGATTTACCAGAAGCTAAAATGAAAATGATCTACTATGAAGTGCTGAATTCAATAAAAGCTAAGAAATGGCAACCTAAGCTAGACGCCTTGGGGGGGTCTTAAGCCCCTTATTTCCAACAGGAGTTATTCCCATCCCTTCTTTAACCTTGCCCATAGGGTTTCTAACACCGCTGCCATAATAATCACCCATGCCATAAGGTGTGTTTGCTGTGTGTGCTGTTTTTAATGCTTTATTCGATTGTTGCTTTTTCTTCATTGGGATACGTCTTTAATGTGTTTACACGGCCTTTTGGGACACCTGCTGATTTGGGATCGCCAGCATGGCCTATAGGTTGATTTACTCCTACGCCATAATCAGTTCCTGCATTAACATAACAACTAGATCTTTCATCATATTGTGGGCATTTAAAGCTCCACGGATTTTTTACAGATCTTTTTTCGTTTTTTGTCTTTAAAGGATCATTGAATCCTGTTTCCATATTCCTCCTAAAATGATCGTCAAAGAGCCTTCCTTGACGATCATAAATTAATAACGGTGATGTGGTCTTTGAGGTAAAGAATTGATTTTTTTCTTACCCATCTCTTGCTGTGTTTTGATTGCTTCAGTGGTATCTTCATACTGCTTTAGCTCGCCAGCACCTTCTGCAGAGTTATAATCTCTTGTGTGTACACCTTCTGGAAATACACTACCTCTAGATTTTCCACCTGCCCAAAAGCTATGATCATCTATTTTACGGCCACCCATAGTTCCTCCTATTGATTTATAGCCATTTCAGGGCCTTGTTGCCCCATTATACTTTGTAAAAACTGATTTGACAATGCTGTGTTTTTAGCATCTATTTTTTCTCTATCTTCATTTTGTTCTTGTCGATAGTCGAAGGATTCGATTTGATTCATCTTAAGCATTGTTTCGACTTCACCATATTTCGCAATGACGTCGACCATCTTTTCGAGTGCTTCCATCTTCGCTTTTGTTGCCATTGCTCTATTTTGCGTAATTTCAGATAGCCGTTCTTCAAATAAACCAATATCTGCTTCTGCTCGCCCATGTCTTTCACGAGCAGTCGCAAGGTTGGCTGCTGCCCTAGACATAAGCTCTTTTAGTTTGGCTTCCTCAAATGCATGTTGAATATTCTGAGCTTCACCTTGTACCGCTGCTGCTTGTTGTTCTTGTTGTTGCAGGAATTGAACGATCTCCCCTTTACCAGTGATATTAAGCTTGGGAATGATCATAGATGGGGGGAATACTTCTCTTCCGAATGTTTGGTTCATCTCAAGCATCTGTTGGGCCTGTAGGTTTTGCTGGGAAGGTGTAAGGTCGGCCTCTTCTACTATTGTTTTATACTTAGCAAATACTTTGCTGTAGAAGAATGGAGTAGGTTCCTCTCCTATAATCATGCCAACCTTTTCGGCATTCCAGTTATTTAAGACTGTTTTAAGAAGACGATCACCTAAAAGCTTATCTGCATAATCCCACTGATCGAAGTACTTTTGGAACGTCATCAAATTAGCTGCCTGTTTTAGCATAGCCGTAAGCGTGCTTATTTGCTTGTCTTGCTGTCCTGCCCAGTTTTCTAAATCGATGCCTGCTACACGGAATATCAGATTCGCCATCTGATCAGCTAATGCAAGATCACTTTCGGGAATACCCGAAGGAATGATCTTTTCGCAATCTGTCATCTCATACCCTTCGTTGATGATGACGTCCCAGCCTTGCCCGCTTTTCTTGAGATTATCTTCATTGGCAACAGCGCCAGACTTTCGTTTCCATCCGGCATTTATAGTGGCTGCTGTAATATCGTTATTTGTTATAACCTTCCAGTTAAACAAGAATTGCGGATCTCGCATAGTCCTTACTAAGGATCTGACTCTTAAGTCGTAGTAGTTGATGTGGGGCTCATAGTTCCAATAGTAAGGAATGAAGGGACACTCATCAAAGCCGAGTGGGTTTTCGCCTTGATACATAAGCTGATCGTTGAGTACTACAGCTAGTTTCCAAGTTTGAGCATCAACAGTAACTTGCTCTAAATCAGGAATGCCTTGAAGAATTCCATCTATTTGCTCGTTATTATTTGCAAAGTCAAAAAATTGCTTTCTTGATCTGCTATATAGACGCTTTTTCTTTCTCTTCCACTTATACCAAACATAGCTTAATACCATTAAATCATTGCGAGCCATATTGTAGTTTTCGGGAAGGAAATAGAAAGAACCATATCTTTGAGGTGATCCAGCCATTGGTCTGATCTGCTCTAGTTTATCTGGAAATCTAGCTTCAGCTTCATGCTTACTTATGTATTCTTGACACCAAACAAACTGAGCATCAGACATATCAGGATTACGGAAGTAAGGATCGACTAGGAATGAATTATATTCCCAAATCTTGACTTTTAGCTCACCTTGGGCTGCATCTTCAGAATAATCCAAATAAGGCTGTGCAAGAACCATGCCAGAAACAGCGGCTAATTCTTTAGCCTTAGACTTTTGCTCATGGATACCATTAATGTTAGCCTCATGGATCATTAGCTTAGTATATTGGTCAGTTGTTTGAGGATCAGAACCTTCCGTTGGCTGATAGATAAATTGCTTTCTTCGCTGTCTTTCATAACCAGTGATCATATTCACGGGCTGCTGTATGATATTGAAATAATAGGAGTTATAAGAGACATTCGGAGAAAAATTAAAATAGCGATTAACGAAAGTCTGAGATCCGGCATAAAACAACGAATCAATGTTAGATTGATTCCATCTCGATTGTTCAATCGGTTGGAATTTACTATAAAGATTATCTAACCATTGTCTTACATTGCCTTGATTTGGCTCTAAAGCATTGTTCCAGGTGGGGTAATAGAAACTAATGACTAGTCCTCCTCTAAAATCCTGACCTTATAATCTTAACATAATTTATTCAAGCTTAGTGTAAAGCCAGGAACTTTGGCGTGTAAACCGGCTTTACAAAGGAAAAGAAACAGGGCGCATCACTTCGATCGCCCTAAAAATTTAGACGGGATCAACCTATATAACCAGGAAATTCTCACTTTAAATTATCCGAATCTTCTTGTCATTTGGAATCTATTCTGCTGCCACTCTTTAACTCTTTGGGCATCTTCATAGGGATCGTATGTTGTTACTTTGTGGGTGTTTATGACATACCTTAATGCATCGACAGCATGATCCCCTTTCTTGACCGGGGCATCCTCTCCCCTTTTGGATTTGGATTCGTCCCAAACATAGTTTTCTATCTCTTTGATCGTATGTTTACATTCTTGGCATACGAAGAGATTTCCCTTACCCATCTCGGAGGTCATGTTTTCAATTCCTTGGATCACATCATTATTAGCTTCAATAACATGTAGTCCTCGTCTCTGAAGTTCAAGCTTCATAGACA